ATTCGAAGTATTTATTATATCTTGGTCATTAAATTGTAAATAATTAGATATATTATCATTGTTTTGTTTTATATAATTCGAAGTATTAAATATATTTTCGTCATTAAATTGTAAATAATTAGATATATTATTATCATTTTGTTTTATATAATTCGAAGTATTAAATATATTTTCATCATTTAATTGTAAATAATTAGATATATTATCATTGTTTTGTTTTATATAATTAGAAGTATTTATTATATCTTGGTCATTAAATTGTAAATAATTAGATATATTATTATCATTTTGTTTTATATAATTAGAAGTATTAAATATGTTTTCATCATTAAATTGTAAATAATTAGAAATATTAGTATCATTCTGTTTTATATAATTAGAAGTATTAAATATATTTTCGTCATTAAATTGTAAATAATTAGATATATTATTATCATTTTGTTTTATATAATTCGAAGTATTAAATATATTTTCGTCATTAAATTGTAAATAATTAGAAATATTAGTATCATTTTGTTTTATATAATTAGAAGTATTAAATATGTTTTCATCATTAAATTGTAAATAATTAGAAATATTAGTATCATTTTGTTTTATATAATTCGAAGTATTTATTATATCTTGGTCATTAAATTGTAAATAATTTGAAATATTATTATCATTAATAACAATATTATTTGTATTCGTTTCAATATCATTTTCATATGTTCCAAGAACACCAATAACATATTCATTATTTGTAGTAAAACTATTTAATATATCATCAATATTTGTTTTATAATCATTTAAATTATTTAAAATTTCATTTGAAGAATTTTTAATATAATTACTTGTATAAATATTATTATTGCTATTAGATATTATTTTAATATTCAAATCATTATTTAAACCAGTTATAACAGAATCGAAATTTGCAATTAATAAATTAATACTATCATCTGTATTTTCTGTTATATTTTTTGCATAATTTGACATATTATCATCATTATTTTTAATATAATTTGAAGTATTAATTATATCTTGGTCATTAAATTGTAAATAATTAGATATATTATCATTATTTTGTTTTATATAATTCGAAGTATTTATTATATCTTGGTCATTAAATTGTAAATAATTAGATATATTATCATTGTTTTGTTTTATATAATTCGAAATATTAAATATATTTTCATCATTAAATTGTAAATAATTAGATATATTATCATTGTTTTGTTTTATATAATTAGAAGTATTAATTATATCTTGGTCATTAAATTGTAAATAATTAGAAATATTATCATTGTTTTGTTTTATATAATTAGAAGTATTAATTATATCTTGGTCATTAAATTGTAAATAATTAGATATATTATCATTGTTTTGTTTTATATAATTCGAAGTATTAATTATATCTTGGTCATTAAATTGTAAATAATTAGAAATATTATTCTCTATAAATTTAGTAAAATTAGAATTATTTTCAATTTCATTATTTAAATAATTTGAGACATTTTGGTCATTTAGTTTAATATAATTAGAAGTATATATAATATTATTATTGTTTAAAATAATATAATTAGATATATTTTCGTCGTTTTGTTTAATATAATTTGAAGTATTAAATATATTTTCGTCATTAAATTGTAAATAATTAGATATATTTTCATCGTTTTGTCTTATAAAATTAGAAGTATTTATAATATCTTGGTGATTAAATTGTAAATAATTAGAAATATTATCATTGTTTTGTTTTATATAATTCGAAGTATTAAATATATTTTCGTCATTAAATTGTAAATAATTAGATATATTATTTTCAATTAATTTAGTAAAATTAGAATTATGTTCAATTTCATTATTTAAATAATTTGAGATATTTTGGTCATTTTGTTTTATATAATTAGAAGTATATATAATATTATTATTGTTAAAAATAATATAATTAGAAACATTATTATTATTTTGCTTGATATAATTTGAAGTATTAGTAATTTTTTGATTATTTAAAGTAATAAAGTTATCAATATCATGTTCTAATGTGTTAATATCTTCTCTGAAACTATCTATATTATCATTTAAATATTTATTATATATTTCCAGAGTATCATCAATGTTACTAAAATTCGAAGTTATATTTGAATTAATATCATCGAATGTATGATTAATATAATTTTGAAAATTTAATAATCTTTGATCTGTACTATACTTATTTCCTGATATTTTCGAATCAAGTATATTATCATTCTGATTAATAATATTAAATAATTCAGAATGAGTACTATTAATTTTTTCATTTAAACTAAAATTTTCATTGTTAATTCGATTACTTATTTCAATAATATCATTTGATGTTACATCTGGAATTAAATTTATAATACTATTAGACAATATTTCATTAGAGTAATTTATTAAATTATTTACTCTTTCTGTTGTAAAATATAAATTAGATTCTCCTTCAAAAACTTTGTCGGTATTTGTAATATTAATATCATACATAATATTAAATCCTTCATTTGTGGGATCATAGTTATTAATAATTATATTGTCAACTATTAATGTACCTTTATAGTAATCGTTTATGATTTTTTTTGAATTATTACCATCTTGTATGTTATCAAGTGTTATTTTATCATTAATATTTTTTGTATTAATTAATTTATCATATAAATCATTTTCGAAGTATTGTTTTTTATAATATCTATTATTTGCAGTTTCATTTAAATCATCTGTTGTTTTATCATTTAAATTAACATTAGTTATATTTGCACCATCAACTATTATGTCATTAGCATAAATTGTACCCCATTTATTATTAGTATTTCCAATATTTTGATTATTTGTATTATTTGGAAGTATATTATTTTCAAAAATGGTATCGGTTTTAAATAAAATATTATTATTATTAAATTTTGCTAAAACATTTTCATTAATTTCAGAATTATTATTATTTCTAACTGTTATTGAAAGTTCGTGTTCATCTGTTGTATTATTAATAGTATTAGCACCAATTAAAATTGCATTACTATTAGCAGAATTTTTAATAATTCCATTTTCAGTTTGTTTTTCAATATCATTAGCAATTAATAAAATATATGTTTCTTCTTCTGTTGAAGAAAAACTAGCAATATTAGAATTTGTTGCCTTTAAACTAAAAAATGGGTTATATGACATAATGACTAATGTCTTTGTCTAATCTAATACTTTTATCTATTTTTTTTTGATAAATATATATAAACATTAAAATGTATTTAATACATAATGAGTTCTAAGGAGGAAAGTACAATTAAAATTACTAAATCAAATCTTACCAAACATGTAATTGAATCATTTTTATCCGAAATAGATTATAGCAAACAATATAATGCAAAGACATTAAGAAATATGATTGATAATGCTTATAAGGAAACAAAGGAAAAGATTGTTGTTCCTAAGAAAGCACCAAGTGAATATAATTTGTTTGTAAGAGAAAAAAATAAAGAATTAAAACTAGAAAATCCAGAAATGAATAATACTGAAATTTTCAAAAAAACCGCAGAACTATGGAATGAATATAAGAAAACAAAAGAATAATTATTATAATAAATGAATAATAAAGATATAACAATAGTTACATGTTATTTAGATATTGATAAAAGTAAACATGGAAAGGAAAATTATAAAAATTGGATAATTAATTATTTATCAATAATTAAAAACAATAATATAGTAATATATTGCAATTGTGATCGAACAATTAAATTAATTTTAGAATTAAGAAATAATTTTTTAAATAAAACTAAAATAGTAAAAATAAATATAGAGGATTTATATACTTATAGATATATTGATTATTTTACTAAAGATAATAAAAAAGACCCTGAAAAATATCATGTAACTGAATTATATTTAATATGGAATAATAAGGTTGCATTTATGTATGATGCATTTAAGAATAAGTATTTTGATACAGAATATTATATGTGGACCGACATTGGTATGTTAAGAGAAAAAAAATTATATGATATATTATATGCCAATGATTTTAAATGTAATGTTGAAAAACTAAATAAGAATAAGATAATATTATTAAAACTAAATAATTTTACAAAAGAAGAATTATCTAATAAAGATACAATAATTCCATATAGATATAAAACAGGAATAAATAGATGTGGCGGTGGCGCTATAATATCGTCTAAATTCTTAATGGAAAAATGGTTTAATATTTATTATTCAATGCTAGATACTTTTATATCAAATGATTTTTTTGCAGGAAAAGATCAAAATATTTTAAATAATATTTATATTAAATACGGTGACGATTTATTTAATTTAATAGAACCAAATGATTATAATCTAGATAAATGGTTTTATATATTGTATTATATTACAAATTAATTTTTATATTATTATATTATAGTATAATAAAATGAAAAAAACTATATTGAGTAGCAAAACAACAAAATATTTATTAATTGTTTTATTAATAGTATTTGTATTTGGTATTTTATATTATTTTATGTCAAATTTAAATAATAAAACTGGTACAACTTTGGTAGATGCGGAAATGCCTCTTACACATAAATACCCTGTCTCTCCTGATAATATTATAGAAGGGTTTAATTCTTCAAATATGGGGTATAATCAAACTAAGATGATTGTAATTTATACAGCTTCTTGGTGTCCACATTGTAGATCATTTATGGGAATGCAAGATAAAGAATCTCCAATTAGCGAAGATAGTGAATTTTCAAAAACTAAAAACGAGTTAGGTGATAGTTTTGAACATGTTCTAGATACCGACCCGACTTGCGGAGAAAGAATGCAAAAACACGGTATCAATGGTTATCCAGGTATTGCATTTGTTGATAAAAATACCGATATAGGCGTTCCTTTAACAACTAACAGAACAGCAGAAGATATATGTGCTAAATTTAAAGCTTTATCTTCTTAAAAAAGTACATATCTTTAATTTTTTTATAAATTATAAATAATATTTTAATTTTAATAATTTATATAGATATGTACTTTTTTTATTATTATTTAAATATATAATAACTTATTTATTATATGTTGTATATTAGTTTTGATATTGGTGTTAAAAATTTAGCATTATGTATTTTAAATCAAGATAATAATTTAATTGAAATTATAGATTGGCGTGTTATTACTTTGGTAGAAAAAAAGAAAGATATTAATGGACTTAATAGTATATCTGAAATTCTGTTTTATGAACTAGATAATATTATGGGTTCTCTAGAAGAATTAAAATATGATAAAATTGATTATGTTTTAATTGAAAATCAACCTTCAAATTTAAATGGTATTATGAAAAGTATTCAGTTATTAATATTCAGTTATTTCTCTTTATTGAAACATTGGGATAAATTGAATATGAATGTTTTATTAATTAATGCAAGTTTAAAACTACAATATCATACATTTAAACCAGAACCTCTTATAAAAATTGATAATACCAGAACAAAAAAAGAACAAAAAAGGGATAAATATAGAAATAATAAAAATGATGGTATAGAAATAACTAAATATTATATTAAAAATAATGAAAATTTAAATACATATTTTACCAAATATAAAAAGAAAGACGATTTGGCAGATACATTATTACAGACAGTATCATATATTAAAAAAAATAATAATTTAATTATTGAAGAAGTTTCAGTATCTAATATGAATTTGTTAGACGGATTAGATAATTAATTATAAATAATTACCTCTTTAGTAGTAGAACCCGGATTCTTTGAATTTATTGCTCGTCTTGCTACAATTTCATGACAATTATAATCTTTAAAAGAATTTGTAACAATATCAACTTTTGAATTACTCATAACAAACTTTATATTTTTTATTTTTTTAATTTCATTAAATAACAATTTATGTGTTTCTAAATTGAAACCATCTGCATTATATCCAACAAAAGATTTTGAATTTTCTGGAGCATAAGGTGGGTCTAAATAAACGAAATCACCATCGTTAACATTTTTTATAGAGTCAGTAAAATTATTATGTTTAAATTCAACATCCTTTATTAAATCGCTAATATAATCTAAATCTGTTTTAGATATTATTGTTGGTGTTTCTTTGTAATGTCCATATGGAACATTATATCCATTTGGACCTTCGCGATACATACCTCTAAAACAAGTTTTATTAATAAACATGAATAAAGCAGAACATTCTATTGTATTTTTATCCATTTTATTATATTTATTTCTTATCCAATAATAATAACTTTCTTTAGAAGTTTTTGATTCTTCAATAGAAATAGGTTTTCTATTAATTATAGACCCAGTAATACTATTATATTCATTTATATATAAATTAATAATTTTATATAATTCTTCTTTATTTTTTTGAATATTTTTATATACATTGATAAGGTCACTATTTATATCGTATGCGTAAATTTTATTTTTAATTAGAATTTTATTTTGTTTTTGCAATGATAATACAGATAATAAAACACTTCCACCACCTAAAAATAGTTCATGATAATTATTCATTTCTGTTGGTATTTTTGAAATTATATCATTAATAATTTGTGTTTTACCACCTACCCATTTCAAGAATGGTTTTTGTAATTTATTATCTGTCATTCTTCGTATATCTATTAGAAACTAATTTATTTTAAATAATCAATTTTTAAATTTTATGTAAAAATGGAAACTAATGTTGTAAATATTAATAATGCAATAAAAAATATTAAATCTAAACTATATATAATTGGATTTTTTGTAACTAATTCATAATAAGTAAACCATGATGATAAAAACATTGATAATCTACCATAATTAATTTCGAGATTACTTAGTAAATTTTGTTGTGTGTTTGTTAAATTATTATAAGTTTTTACAAGTATATTATTAGTATTAATGGTATTTGTTTTATTTGTAATATCTACCATAATAATTAAATGATTTAATTCAATTATAAAAATATAAAATATGCAAAATATATAAAAAATACAATGAATATTATTCATTCCTCCATTAGAAAATGATGGTACTAATTCTTTATTGATTAATAGATTTTTAGAATATAAATTTAAAGCAAGAACAGGGTGTATAATTTCTGCAAAATATCTTCCAATAACAGCAAGTATAGCAATTCTACCATGTTTTAATTCAGCATCTTTTAAACAGAAATTATTATGTATAATATATCTTATAAATTTAGGAATTTTATTGTTTTTTAAAACAAATCGTTTATATATTTTTTTATTATTTAATTCAATTTTATTTTTAATATTTTTATATTTTATATTTTTTAATAAATTAAAATTATTATCAAATATAAAACATTCGCTTAATGAAATATATAAAAAAACTAATAATATTTTTTTATTCATTTATTTAAATATATACAAAATTTATTTCGATTTTTTTATGCATTTTTTAAAGTAAATAAGATATGAAGATATGAAAATTATATTGTTTATTATATAATTATATCCTTTTTTTTGTCATTTAATATATATATGTTATATGATAAATAACTTGCATAAGATAACCAAGTTATATAAGGGATCAATGCTAAAATTGCCCATATATATTTAGTACGAGAAAAATCTCTGTGCATTATAAACTGAATTAATGTCAATATTGCAAAAAATAAACTCAATATTATAATAATTAATCCATTTAATAATCCATTTTTACTAAAAAAAACTGGTGTATATGAAAAATTAAATATTAATGCCAATATTGGTATTATCCAATATTTACTATTTTTAAAAAACTGTCTTTTACCACATTTGGAATATCCAAATGGAGTACAATCTCTATCATACAACGAATAACTATATATCATTCCGATCATTAGATATAAAATAGGCCACACTATACTAAATAAATAACTAGGTGGATAAAAATCGGGTTTAATCAAATTCCTATATTTATCTTCTTGCCATTTATTTCGATATATTGCTCCTATCGACATACCAACTATCAATGGTAAAAATAAAACGCCATAATATATAATATTCACTAATAAGTCTGTATTTTTATAACTTTTATGTTTATAACAAAAAACATCACTAATACAATCCATTTAATTACTTTATCTAATATAGTAATATAATTATATTTAAAGATATTGTTTTTAATTTGTTTTTTTGCTTCATGTTTTGATAATTACATTATCGTACCAATAATTGGATATTTAGTATGGTTTGTATTAAAATAATTTATTTTAGTATTTTTCTCAAATAAGTAATAGTATCATTATTAAATTTTTTAAATTTATTGTTAATAATTTCATTTGTTATTTTTTCGAAAAATATGTCATTTAATTGATCATTATTATACTTATTTATTTTTTTATATTTTTTATAATACCATTTATGTATTAATTCTTTTTTAATATTTGAAATATCATCTTGATACATATATTTATTAATTTTTTTATTTTGAATTAATTTATTAACATAATTTTTTAAATTATTATTAATATAATAATCATAATTTATATTTTTCCATAAATCAAGGAAATAAGTATAATCATATGTTTTACATAGTATAAAATTATTTAAATAATCAATAAATGTATTATTATTATCAATAATTAATAATTTATCTTCTATATTATTTTTATTTTGTAAGTTTCTTATAATTTTTGGTAATATTTTTTTAACTAATTTTTTATATTCATTATTACTATTTAAAACACAATCATCTCTCGTAAATATTGGTCTATTAAATTTAATTTGTAAATTTTTTTCAATATATTCTATTTCTTTATATGCCCATTTTTTTTCAGAAGCAGTATATATATATATAAGAGATTTTGGATATAAATGTTTTATTTTTTTATAAAAATATAAAAAATTAGGTCTAATTAATTTAGAATTAATACCATAAGATTTTTGCAAATGATAATTATTAATTAATTTTATTTTGTTATTTTTTTGTATTAATTGTAAATTATATAAGTCTGCTTGAAAACAGCAATTACCGATAATTGTACCATCTAAATCAAGTATAATTATTAATTCTAATTCTGACATTTAAATCTCAACTTATTATAGATTTAGATAAAATGATAAATGGTTCAGATATTTATATACATTTAATAACTATCTTTTTAATATTTTTATTTATAATTTTATATTCTTTCAATATTTTGATATCAAATAAAGTAAGTATATATTATAAAATAATATCTATAATTATAATATTTATAATTATTAATTTACTTTTTAATTTGATAACAAAAAATATACTTTATTACAAAAAATTTTATTGTAATTTAAAAAATGGAAAAAAAAATATTTCTAAAAATGGTTATATAGTATTACCATATAATGATAGCAATTATGCATTATATAAAGATTAAAAACATATAAAGAATAATATATATATATATATATGTGCTCTCATAGCTCAGTCGGTAGAGCGCAAGGCTTTTAACCTTGTGGTCGTGGGTTCGAGCCCCACTGAGAGTATTTATTTTTTTATAAATAATTATATTAATTTATTCTTCCGATTTAAAAATACATGGGAATATTTTTTGAAGACATGTTTTATTTTTTTTTTATGAAAAGTAATAAAAAATCCATTTTTCTTATATTCACCATTTATGATATACTTTTCTTTCATTATATTTTATATATTAACACTTATATAATCTATATAAAATAAATTTTATATTATTTTAACAATTTTGCCTTTATAAAAATCAGATAAATCATCTTTAAAATTAAATATTTTTTTAAATTCTAAAGATTTATATTCTATTTTTGAAACTAAGTATGTAATATTATCCATTTCGCATATATATATACTGTAAATATTATCATTAATATTAATATATTCAGATTCTAAATTATTATTAATATTTTCTATTAATTTCATATCAGTTATTTGCGAAACATTTAAATTATGGTAATACATTTAATAATATTAATAATAAATATTTCATTTTTTATTGAATATTAGAATTTAATATAATTCCATTATTAATATTAATTGCATTTTTTAAATTTGCATCATCAATTATAATTTCTTTTAAAGGTTTATTATCAACAATAACTTTATTTAAAATATCACTAAAACATCTATAAACAATTAATGATAATATATTTGTTGCCACATATCCGCTTAAAGATGGTATGTTAGGTACACAATAAATATATTTATTATTATAAATATTATATGGATATTCTATTGTTTTAGGTTTTGATTGGGTTGTCATACCACCTTGATCAATTGATACATCTACAAATATTGAGTTATCATGCATTAAATCTAATAATTCGTTTGTAATAATTTTATTAGTTTTTTTTAGATCAACATAAATACTTCCAATTACAATATCTGCATTTTTCATAATTGTATTTAAATTTGTTTCATTGTATTCATAAATTTTTAAGGAATTATTAATTAATTTAATATTTTCTAATTTATTATAATTTAAATCAATTATATGTATATTATTAAAATTTAAATTTAATGCTTCATATAATGCCGCATTACCAACATTTCCAAGACCTATTATAACTAATTTTTTATTAAATATATTTTTATTATGAAAATCATATGATATATTCAAAGCATTTTTTCCTGCAAGAATTGACATTTCTTTTAAAATTGGATATTCATTATTTACTTTTACACTTTCGAGAGCAACACAACACGATTTATTTTTAATCATTATATCTTTTAATTTTTCATTTCCTGCAAAATGAAAAAATCCTATAATAGTTTGATATTCCTTTATTAATGAATATTCATATTCTTGAGGTTCTTTAACTTTAAAAATTATATCAGATTTTTCGTAAATTTCTTCAATCGTATCACAAAATATTGCTCCTATTTTTTCATATTCATTATTAGAATAATTTGATAATAAACCTGAATTTTTTTGAATATTAACTTCGAAACCTAAATCAATTATTTTTTTAACTTCATTTGGGTTAAAAATAACTCTTTTTTCATTATTTTTTAATTCTTTAGGTATACCAATTATTTTAAACGACATAAAATAATATTATTATATAATAATATTACTTTATATAAAAATAATTAAATTACATGTAATTTTTTCTTATTGTAGACATTTGATGTAATAAACTTATATTATAATTAATATCTGTTATTTTTTCTTTAACTTTTTTATTACTTCTGCATTGTGACACATCAGTACAGCCACAATCTTTATAATTAAAATTTCTCATATGATAAATCCAATTGTAATCACTGTTATTTTGTGATCTGTTAATTGGAGTTTTAAAAAATAATTTACATAGAGTAATCGACAAATTTTTAGTATTTATTTTAATAAACATAATTTCTATACATTCCTATTAATAATACAATAGTTTTTTTTATATTATTTTGTTGTATTTTTTTTTCCAACAATTTTATCAACTTTTTTATCTAATAAAATTCTATTTAAAATATAATCGTTATATTTATTTACTGTTATATTTTTAGTAGGTTTATTTAATAATTTGCGAATAAGTGGAAATAAATTCAAATTATATGAATAAATTTCAAAAATATTAATTATAAAAAGTAAAATAAATAATTTATTCATTATTTAATTATTATTAATAAATTTTTAAATACTATTTTAAAAATTATATAAGAATTATAATATATGTTATATTGTGAAGAAATTCACACGCCCTTATAGCTCAGTTGGTTAGAGCGAACGACTGTTAATCGTTAGGTCACAGGTTCGATCCCTGTTGGGGGCGTTAAACTTTTTTTTATATTAATAATTTTGATATTATTTAATAGTATTATGATGTGTTAACTTTTTAATTATAATAAAATAAAAAAATGAATTTAATAATAGATAAATTATTATAAATGGATTATAACCAATTTGTTAATTATTCATATAATGATATATATTTATATAAATATATTGGAGATTTCGATAATAATGATATAGAATTATTTAATGAGTGTTATAATAACTGGTATGAAATTTCTCAAGATACTTATAAATTATTAAGAGATAAAATCGCAAAATTAACAGATAATAACATTATGGTTAGTGGATATTTAATGTGTGATAAAATTTGTTTTAAACACAATGAAAAGAATATACATTGTTATATTGTATTTATAAATAATATAATTGAATTATGGTATATTATTGGAAATATTAATGATATTGTTTATAATAGAAATTTTAGAAATTTAATTCGTTTATAAAATATATAATTTAAATAATATTTGTTATATCTTCATGAAAAGAAATTGTTGAACTTGGTGCAATTATAGTTTTTTTCGTTTCATAATAACTAATATATGATGCCATTAAACTAAAATGTGATTCGGAAACTATATTATGTTTAATCATTGTTAATAAAATAAACTCTATTTCCATAATATTTATGTCAAGAAAATATAATGTTTTGTTTTTATAATTAAATTTATTTTTATTTTTTTTACACCATTCTATATTATTTGAAAAAATTACAACATTTGATTTATCAGTTAAATCAAGTGCTTTATTATAATAAAGAATATTTACATCATAATTAACTTTAATATGTAAAGAAATTAAATCATCGTCTAAACATTCTTTCTTATTTAATTTTGTAAAATAAGATTTTATAGAATTGTAAATATAATAACTAGAATACATATAATTATCATTTGAATAAACCAAATGTCTTAAAAAATTTCTTGTAGAATTATCATTACTATTCAAATAAATAAATGAATTATATAAACCATTTAAATATATATTGTTATTGTCATTTTTTTGAATTATGCAATTATTGTTTTCAAGTGTTTTAAATTCTATTTCATTATCAATTATATTTAATTTATTGTTAAAAAAAGATGTAAATAGTTTTTTACTAATATTATCATTTTGTTGTTTAAATGCTAATTTTTTATCATTATTAATAGAATATGTATATGCAGATGCAATATTAAATAATATTTTACCAAATCCGCTAGGAATATTAGTAGAAACTACATGAGATTTATCATTATTATATTCAAAATTAAAGTAAGTAAATTGCATTACTTATAATTTAAATATATTAATTCAATATAATTTTATATAATTTGCGTATTTTTATTTAAACATATAAAATTTATAATATATATATATTATGAGTTTTGGAAATAATTCAAGAGATGAAATTTTTAATTTAAATAGAGGAAATAATAATAATATTAAACATTATGGCAACAATTCTGGTGGTAATTTAAGAATGGGCGATGATGTAATGTTTAACAAAAAAAAGATAAGTGATGATATTATATCATCATCTTCGGCATCTAGTGCAAATTCTGTTTCATCTGCAAGCGATACTTCTTCAGATGGTAGTAATTCGGTTGCTTCTTCAAAAAGCAAAAAACAAAAGAAAAAAAATTTTATAAAGGATGATTCTAGTGAGAGTGGAGAAAGTGCCAGTAGTAATGGTTCGGTAAGTGGTAATAGTAGTGTAAATTCTGGTAGTACAGGTTCTTCAGTTTCTAGAAATAGCGTTGTTAAAAATAAATCAAGTAGAAGTAGTACAATAAAAGAGAAAAAAGAAATAATATATCAAATAGACAGATTAGAACAAAGAGGTTATAAAATACCATTCAAATTTAATTTAAATTCTGATCTTGAAGAAATGCGTCTTGAATATAACAAAATTATTAAAGAAAAAGAACTTGATAATAGTGTTAGATTTTCTAGAAAAATGTTAATGGCATTTGTTACTGCGGGAGAGTATTTAAATAATAGATATGATCCAATGTCAATACAATTAGAAGGTTGGTCTGATCAAGTACATGATAGTATAACAGAATATGATGATATTTTTGAAGAATTACATGAAAAGTATAAAAGTACTGGTAAAAAAATGCCTCCCGAATTAAGATTATTAATAAGTTTATCAGGAAGTGCATTTATGTTTCATCTTACAAATAGAATGTTTAAAGAACAAAAACTTCCAGATGTTGAAAATGTTTTAAAATCTAATCCAGAATTAATGAAACAATTTCAACAAGCAGCTGCAAAAGAATATATATTACCTCAAAATAATAGAAAGGAAGTAAATAATTTTTCAGGAAATAATCAAAATAATGGAGCCGGAATTTTAGGTATGGTAAGTGGATTATTTAATAACATTGGAAATGGTTCTATGAGAAGTAATTTAAATAACAATAGAGGAAATAGACATGATGATGATAGTGATTCTATAAGTGAAATCGATTCTATTATTGATAATGTTCATAAAAATATAACAGTAAATAAAAATAGTAATAATATAGAAACATTATCAGTAAGTGATGATGAAATAACTTCAATAATTGAGGATGAAACCGATTTACAAATTACAAAAGGTAAAAAAAATAAAAATCAACGAACATTAAATATTTAATATTTAATATTTAATTTTTAATTTTTAATTTTTAATTTTTAATTTTTAATTTTTAATTTTTAATTTTTAATTTTTAATTTTTAATTTTTTTTCGCGAGAGATTTTACTCCAGTTGCAGTTTTTTCGACAATTGTTTTTACTTGTCCTGTAACTTTTGATATTTGTGTGGGTATATTTTTAACACCTTTCACAGGGTCTTTAAGATTACTTTCAATTTGTTTCGAAACTGTTTTAATGTTTTTAAAAAATATAGTTAAACTAGATAATATGAAAGGAAATACAAATAATGTTAATATCATTAGAACAATTAGTATCATTTCAATTGTAGAACCAGCAAATATTAATTCTCTTCTAATATCTTCAGAACATTCACATTTTTTAGTTATTAACATTCTTGTGTAAGTCATTGTCATATACAAATATACAGCAAATACAATATAAAATATAAATATAACAGATAAATATACACTAGTTATTTCTTTTCCAAATATATCAGCTAATAAAGTTCCTGGAGGAACAAACATTACAAATACTATAAATACTAATGCAAATATACTAAAAGATTTTATAAATGCTAAATGTTGATATTCATATGCACATTCGCAATTACCTACCTTTTCTAATTTTTCAATGTAAGTATATACCGATAATAATAGAATGAAAATAAACAAATTAATTACAAAATTAGCAATATATCCAGGTGTTAGTATAGATTGCATTATAAATATTATATCTAATTATACTTAGGAAAAAAAGTTTTTATAAATTGAATTTATCTAAAATAAATTTTGTTGATTTTTCATATTTAGATATATCTATATTAAATTTATTTATATCTATTTTTTTTTTCAAAATTAATAATAACTCTAAATAATAATTAATTACATAACTTTTAGTATTTTCTAAATTATCAATTATTGATATAATATTATTTGATATATTTTTCACAATATTTATAATATTATTATCGTTTATATCATTTATTATCATAATAAATGAATCAAACAAATTTAAATATTTTGTTTTGTCCTTTTGAAAGTCACAAAAATCATCATAATTTTCATCAAGTAATATATTATTTTTTATATATTTTTCATTAATAATATATTTTATATTTTTTAAGGAATTATAAAATATATCTTTATTAATATTAATTATATCTTTTAAAAATTCAACATATATTTTGTCATTATTTTTTCCTATATATATGTATATTATATCTAATAATTCTTCTATATTATCATAATTTTTAATAATATTTTTTATATTATTACCAATTGTATGTTTATTATTATTTGAAATTTTATTTAAAAATGATATAAATAATTTTTTATCTTTATTTATATTAAATTTATTTGTCGTAAAAGTATATAATTTTTTATCATTATTAATTTGTTGTTCGGTATGATGATTTATATTTGACTTATTTGTATTCCAATTAGATTTAAAAACATTTTTTTTCATTTTCTTTTTTTCCCATAAAAATTTAGAGTCATATTTTTCATTAAAGCAAGAAAATTTTGCAATTAAAGTACTTTTTTTTTTATTTAAATTATCTATATTAATATCATTATAATTATAATTTTTTAGTTTTTTTTGAAAAAAATCAAAATATATTTTAATAATATCATTATCATCATTATTCATATCTTAAATTTAGTATTACTTATATTCTTAAACTATTTTATTTAAGAATATCTAATAATATATATATATATATATTATTAGATATTCTTAAATTAATAATAGTAAATATATGAATGATTTTTTAAAAGAGATTGATTTTTATTATGAAAATTACAATATATATAGAACTGTTGTAATAATATCTGAATTATTTGATATTAATTTATTTAAATCTTTTCTAGATGCTAATAATAATTCATCATACATTATAAATAATAAAACAGATATTTCTTATATTGACGATAGAATTATATTAATTAAAAGCAATAACATTAATATTCAATCTATTTTAAATCAAACAAATGAATATAATTTATTGCTATTTTATAATATTGATTTTAATAAAATCAATTATATAAAAAATTATTTTCTAGTTAATTAATTAGTATAAATGACAAATAAAAATAATTATTTTGATACCACAACTATTATATTACTTGGATTATTAGTATTGTTGTTAGTATTTTCAATACCTCTTTTTATGAATAATTCTAAAATAAATAATATCACTAGAGACTTAGATATTATTGAAACATTTTCAAATTGTGGTACTAAACAACATTTTGCAAATAAAGAATCATTTAATAAATTAAAAAAAGAAAAAATTGCAAATCCTATTCCAGCAAAAGTAAAAGAAGGATTTACAACAGATGATACAAAATTAGAATTATATACAATGGCGGGTTGTGGTCATTGTGTTAATTTTAAAACTACTTGGGGTAAAATTTCAACACATCCTGAATTAGGTAAATTTGCTGTTGAAATAGGTCCATCAAACCCTGAATATGAAAAATTATGTTCAAAACATAGTATTAGAGGATTTCCACATATACAAATAACAAAAAATGGTATGAAATTAACGGAATATAAAGGTCCTAGAACAGTAATTGATATATATAACTGGTTTAAAAATACAGTTATGTAATATTTTTGTTTTTTTTTAAATTATAATATATTAATGAATAATTGTTATAAAATAATAACTAGAAATAATACAAATGGTTTATTTGAAAATTCTATAGATGCTACATATATAATATATTTAGAAGGTAATCTTAAAAGATTAAAAAATATAGAAGAACAATTGGTTAATATAAAACCAACAAAAAAAATACATATATTAGTTAACAAAGGTTGGAAAAAATGTAATAAAAGTAAATATATAACAAATACTGCAAAAGATTTAGTAGATTGTAATATAACTTGTTTTAAACATGCAAAAAAACATAATTATGACAATATTTTGATTTTAGAAGATGACTTTATATTTGATAAAATGGATAAATACGATATTGATGCTATTAATTATTTTTTAAAAAATAATATAGAAAATAAGATATCATTTTATTTTGGCACATTACCATTTTTATTTATACCTTATTCTAAATCTATATATAGAGGAATTATAAATATTTATACACATTCTGTTGTATTTACAAAAAAATTAAGAAATGATATTTTAAATTATAATTATGAAAAAATATTTTGCTGGGATATTTTTCAAAACTATTATAATAATAATAAATATTATTATTATAAACCTTTATGTTTTCAAGTAATTGAAGAAACAGAAAATTCAAAAAATTGGCCCGTATTTTCATTTATAAGACTATTTTGGTTTAAGTTAGTTTATTTATTAAATGCAAATATTAAACCAAAATTTTTTTTTGAATTTATATATTTTGTATCATATATTATTACTATATCATTTATATTAATATTATTATATATTTTAATAAAAATAATACACTAGTTATTTATTTATTAAACAATTTTTTTATTAAATCTAATGTTGTCAATGTTTTATCTTTTAATGTAGACTCTACATTTTCTGTATTTACTTGTAATTCTTCGCCTTGTTTAACATTAACACATTTATTTTTAACTTCTTTAAGTTCATTATTTAATGATTGAATACAACCTATTAAATAATAAATTAAATAAATTAATATCAAACATATTATAAAAAAAGTCAAATCCATTTTACTTTCTAACTATTAATTACATATATTATATTAATCTTAATTTAGCTTCATTTATTGAAATAGTTATAAAATTATAACATACTACAAAAATTTTAACCTTATATTCTGATAAAGATTTATCAATATCCTTGAATTTAAAAAGTTTGTTTAATTTTAAATTAAAATTATAGTTCTCATCATGTGAATTAAATGTATTTAATTTTAATGAAAATTTATTATTCATATTAGTTGCATTAAAATGACCGGTTGAATCTGGTCCTTCAGGTTTTTTTGCAAAATTATATACATATATATTTGGTATTATTGGTATTTTGGTGTGATTATTTATACATGGAAAATATGATAAATAAGAGGAATCTAACTCTTCAAAAATTTTATGTTCATTTGCAACTTTATATGTTGCATTATTTAATATATCATATTCACTATTAGTGTTATATGATGCTGTAAAATTAATATGATTGTTAAAATTTCTAGATGAGTCTTCTCTTCTTAATATCCAAATAATTTCTTTAATTGGTTTTGAAATAGTCCCCATATCTATTGTTTGTATATTTGTATTAAGTAATAAACTTTTTTCAATTATTTGTATATCATCTAATATATAATCCTTTCTACCTATCGATATAATATAAGATAATTCATCAGTTCCTAATAAAAAACCTTCTTTTTGTATATATGCATTAATATTTATTACATTATTTTTTTGTTCTTCTTTTAAAAAATCTTTTAGTTCATAATTAGTATTATATAATTCGTTATATAATGAAGGACTTATATCTTGATCAAGTTCATTTGAATATAATGTATATAAATCTTCAGCATCTTTTAATGTTATACTTATTTTAATTGTTGTTGTATCAAAAAATGCAATTGGTAATGCTGTTTTTAATTCTTTACTAAACCAAAAATTTAATGGTATTGTTAATTTTGTTTTTTTTATTGAAGGTATATTATTTTCCTGTGAAGAATTTGGATAAAATCTGAAATCTAATTTATTATTTTTAATAATTACTTTTTTGTTATTAAAAACAAGTGGATTATTTAACTTACCGTTATTTCCAGTAATATTATCAAATCCAGTTTTATCTATTGATAAATCATACCAAATATTTAACCAATCTGCTGTTAATTTTTGCATAGTTACATCTCCGATTTTTAATTCTACTTCTTTAATAATAGATAAACCAATATTTTTTATCCATTTAAATTTTAATGTTCTATCCGAATATATTTCAGGTAATTCACAACAAAAATAAGTATTTGTTAATAAATCTTCTGAATTATCATTTAAATTGTTTGATGTAAATATATTTGTTCCACTATTTCGAGAATATAAAATAGGTGCTATTTCAAAATCAATTTTTTTAATTGTTTTTGCCATTTTATTTGTTTTCTCATAGTTTTTAAACAATTCATCATAATCATCTTTCTTTGCTAAAAATTCATCAGTATTAGAATCATTAATTAATTGAACTAAACCACCACTATTACTCATTAAATACTAACTTATATGAATATTTTTAATTAATTTTATATATTATTAATATGGTTTTACACTATTATGAGATGTTCCAGAAGTAACATTTGCTATTGGATAATAAGTAATACCTGGTTTTTCTGCTAATTTAAACGCTCCTTTACTAAAACCAGATTTAAATAATGATTTAATTTGATTTTCATTTGTCGCATAATTAAAATAAGTTAAATCAGACATTTGTAAAGGACTTAATTCACTATTTTGGAATATTTTATCCGATAGTATATTATTGTCATCTGTTAATAAATTACCAGGATTTAAATATAATGGAGATTTATTATGTTTCATTGCCGCAGAACCTGGTGATTTATCAGATGCTCCATTAAACGGAGCTTCAACCACTCTATCTAACATATTAATACCATTTAAATAAATTTTACAGGATGTTTTGAATTTATTAAGAACATCGTTTTCCGGTGTTATTTCTTTTATTACTACGGTAAACATAAACCATTTATTATCATATTCTGATGATGTCATGTTATATACACCTAATAAACCACCATTTCTATCATCCCATTTACCAGTATCACATTTTATTAATGTTGTACCATCAGATCTATAAGCATCTGGATTTGTTAATGTATTATATTCTACTATAATTGAAGTACCGTCATTTTTCATTCTTATTAAAGGATTTTTAACAAGAATGTATTTACCATTCTTTTCTAATAAACAATTTTTACCACCTGTTCCATTATTTGCATAGGGTACTTGTAACATACTTCCTCTCATAAATAATATAATATCTTCACTATGGGGATTTGATTCTAATAATGCTTTTCTATTGATATTTAACCAAAAATTATATGTATATTCAGCCCCACCCGCTTGATTTATAGATGGTGCTAAATCTCTAAATGTATTAGAATTTGCTAAAAAAGTATTATATTCGGTATTATGATACAAAGAATAATCATAAATTCCATTAAATATAGGAATTTTCTTTTTAATACTTCTTGAATTTTTTATTATATTTAATCTTTCATAATTATATATCATGAATGCTATTAATAAAAGTATTAATACAACAAATATACCCAATATCGCCTGAATTATTAGTGATATCATACTTTTTATAATTACTCTACTAATATAATATGATTTTTTTAAACTTTATAATAATATAAAAATAATTATCCTTAAATTTAATGCATTTTATAAATTGGACTTCTAACACCATATGCACCTAAACCTAATTTGGCCATAAAATTATCTATTGGTCCTTCATTATAATTATTATGTATATCTCTATCATTTAAATCATAATTAAACATTGTAAATTTACATAATAATCCAGCAAATCCAGGCGTAGTATCGGGATCGTGTTCTCCACCAACTACTAAATTTTCATTTTTATCTAAATCTAGATTTGTAATATCATATTTATGTACACCATCTAAATCTTCTCCCAGACCTCTTATTGTTTCACCGTGTCCTGCAATTCCTACTAAATCACCATCAACATATGTTGCTATGCTACCACCTGTACTTGTTCCATAATCATTTATTACTATACCAATATGAACCCATCGTTGTATAGGCACATATTCAATACATACACCTTGTTTCATATAGTCTTTGAATTTTGAAGTATACGGACCTAAAACACCTTCGGCTCCGGATTGGAAAAATTCGTCGATGGATGCTCCACCACCATTTTCACCCCATTCTATAGAATCTTGATATTGATCTTTATTATAAAAATCTTGTTTTTTAGAAAATCTTATGAACAATTTATTTTTTTGTTTATCTAAAAATATTTGAGGAGATCTATCTTTTAATTGTGTTTCATTGCCAATATATAATACATTTTTAAAATATTGATGAGCCATATCTTTAATATATATCCAAAATGTATATGTTCTTTTTAATCCATTTCCAGATGGTAATTTATGATCTAAACTTAATTTATTAAGTTTATTACATAATACAGGTATTTTTGTTTCACTTACAATTAATTTTGATTGATTAAACACTGTTTTTGTTACAAAACTATACATTAACCATGCTACAATACCTGCGAATATTATTACAATAATTAAACCAATTATTGTTTCGGGTTTATTTCCCATATTTTGCACACTATTTTTTATTGTATTTGTAACATTTGAAGCGGTATTTCTTACAGTATTTGTGATACCGGCAGATGCTTTTCCTGGACTATTAAATAATGAATTTGTTTGACCTTTAGGTATATCCATCTATAATTATACTTATCTATTTTAAGAATACAAATTTATATTAATACAATTAATATGATAACTTCCTATTTGATAATAATGACTATTAAAATTGAATCCTTTTTTAGTATTTTTTTTTTGTAATGATAAATAACTTAATAATTTAGTAAAGTTATTATCAGTCTTTATTTTTTTGTTTTTAATTTCTATATTTGATAAAATAAAAATTTGATAACTAATTATATCAATTGCTTGCTCAATTAAATTTCTATTTATTAATAAATCAAATAAACAAAAATCATTAATAAAATTTTTATAATATAAATTTTTTATTTTTAATTCACTTTTTCTATTTTTTAAAACATTTATCAAATTTTCATGAAATCTTAATGATATTAACCATGTATCCGTAGATATTAATCTAATTATATAATCGATTTTTATATTATTTTCATAAATATATTCATTATCAATTATCCTATCTACTTCTTTATTACTTTCATCTTCTATCATAATTATTCCATTTGCTATATTTCCATCTATTTTATTTATTATTTGCTCTAATTTTTTTTCATTAATTTTTTTATTGTTTTTTAGTATTTTTTTAATTTCTATTTTATTTAATTTTTCACATTCAAATATTTTACATTTTTTTTTTATATTTCCAATTTTTTTTAATATTTCCGTATTACAAATACATACTATACATATATTCTTATTTTTTTTACTATTTAATATATTATATAATGTTGAATTTATTGTTCTATCTATTGATATTAATATATCATAATCATCTATTAAAATTATTTTCATATTATCATTATTAACATTATTAAATATATCAACTACATTCTTTTTAGTTGTAGTTTTTTTTTGTAATAAGTCTTCAAAATCATAGCTATTGTTTACATTACTTGGTGTTAAATGTATTGTATTTAATTTTAGTTCATCACATATTTTATTTATTTTATAAGTTTTACCTATCCCGCTTTTCCCATGTATTATTATACAACTATCAAATGATATATTTTTTTTATTTTTATTCTTTTCTAATAATTCTTCTATCAATTCTTTCATTTATATTATTTATTTACTATTCTCTTAAATTGCTATATCTATTATCATATATATTATAAATGATATTATTATTAGTATTGGTAGTATTATTTCTATACTTATTATATTATTTTTTTCATAATTATAATGTTTTATATCGCCGTTATTATCGAATAGTAAAAATGGTTTAATAGTAAATAATAATAATAACAAAGTTATATATATCATTACTATTATATATTTTCTTGAATACATATTTCTATTATAAATATAATATTATATTAAGAAGAAATATGAAAGCTATTAAACCTATATTAGTATTATCAATTATTATTATAACATTTATTATTAGTTCTAAATATTTTGTAGAAAATTTTATAATATATCATGATAATGATACCAATAAAAATAAATCATATTATTTAACATTATATGATAAAAAATATAAACCTAAATATTATATAAATTCTATACCTAAAAGTGATAATGAATTTAAAAATAAACTAAATAAAATATTTAATATTAATAATAATATTAAAACATTAATTAATATTTCAGAAAATATTAAATGGAGTAATTGGATAACTGCTAATTATTTACATTATAATATTTACAATAAATTTTATAAATATATTGCTGATATTATTGCTTTTTATAATATTAAAATAATTTATAGTATACTTAAAAATATTAAAATTAATTATAATAACAAAGATAATTTATTATTAAATATTGACTTATTATTACATGATAATACAATTAATGCAAAACATGTAAATATATTAGTTTATTATAATAATGATAAATTTTTTATTATATATATTAATGTAATTGGTGTTATTACTGAATTTGATATTAAAAATAATACATATTTAAAAGATATTAATATTGAAAATTCTTTTAATAATATATCAAATATAACTAATAATACTAAAAATTACAATATTAACAATTTTCGTAATTATGACAATAAAGAAACTATTACAGACGAATATGTCGATACTTTTATTAAACAATATTTACTAAATAATATAGATAGCAACATTTATAATGTTAATGATTTAATTGATATTAAAAAAAATATAAAATATAAAGAAAATGAAAAATTAGTTAAAAATCATTTTATGAATAAATTATTTAAAGAAACCATTATAACTCCATATAATTATTAAAATGGTACTACCATTGTCTTTATTTTTAATTCATTTACATTTGCGCCCTTAAGATTTTGCGAACAATTTGTATTTGTTTCAATACTATTACTATTAATTCTTACACGAACTGGTAATACATATCGTTCTGTATTTGGTAGATATTTAAATTCAGATTTTTTTGATGAAGTTGTTGCAGTATTACCATATCCAAATCTACCAGCAACACTATCTTCTTGTCTATCTCCTCCACGAAGACCACCTCCTCTTGTTGTACCGACACTTCTTGTAATACCACGAGTTGTGCCTTTATAATTATCACTTTCATATAATTCCTTTTCTTTGTACATTAACATAAATGTAATATAAATTACACCTGTTTTTTCTGTTGTTTCTTCAAGTCCTAATTCTTTTTCTTCTTCTGTTGCTTTATAACCTACCTCACAAGCTTTTTTTGTCTGCCATTGATATTGAGCATTTGGATTTTGATCAAATTTATAACTACTATAAGTATCGCTTGGTAATGACCACATTGTTCCATCTCTTTCAATATTATGCGGGATAATTGAATTTTCACTGTAATATTCTGGTTCTTGATTATCAACTGCAAAACCAATTGCATGATCATATTTTGAAGACCCTTTAATATTAATATTTGAAATATCAATTACTAGAGGACTATCATCACATAAGATTCTATATCCTTTATTATCATTATCCTCATATACTTCAATATTATATTGTTGAGAATAATTAGTTCTTTCTTTAGCATTTTCAACTACATAACTATCCTTTCCTTTACCAAATTTTAGTTTAAAATTAACATTATTATTGTTAGTTTCGTAGTTAATATCGATTTGATTTACTGTTTCCTTGAACATATTTGATAATTATATTTATCAAATTAAATCATTTTTTTTTTATTAATACTAAAACTAAAACCTTTTTAAATAGTTTATATAAAAAAAAATGATTTTAAATATTTATTTATTACCTTACATGACTAACGAACTTAATACCGCTTTTAAAATTCACCAAGAAATTTATGATACTAGAATACTAATTCAAAACAAAAAAACAGAATGTTCTAAACTAAAAGAGTATATTAATTCTTTTAATAATGATTGTAACTATATTAATAAAAATATTAATGAAACTAATCTATCTATCAAAAGTCTTGATAATTTTCTATATTATGAGGCATCAAATCCAAGTTATCTTACTACTTTATCTATTAAAAAAGAATATACAGATGAACTACAAACATTAAATGAAGATATGACACATGCAAAAAACAGAATTGTATATTATGAAAATGAATTAAAACGAAAAGATATTGAATTTATGGCACATATTACATATATTGATAATTTATATAAGATGATTCCTCGTATTAATAGGTGGAGTAATATTCTAAATATGAGTGAATATGAAAAAGATATTGAAGAATATCACAATAATAATAATTTTCTAATGCAATTATCTCATATTGATAATCCTAGAAGAAAAAGACAAAGATATTAGATATGGTATATTATATTTTTTTCAATAAATTATTTAAAAATGATTTATTAATTATATCATTTAATTTTCAAAATGGAAAACAAAATCCTAAACCCTAAAATAAATATATATGTTTTAAAAACAGGGAAAATGGTAAGGAATTATTAAATAATTTATATAAAATAAATATTACAAAATTGAATGATGATATCTTATATAACAAATCATATTGAATTCAACTTATTTGTAATAAGTAATATTATTAAAGTATCAAAACTATATAGAAATTTTTATTTAAAATATAAGAAAGAATTATCAATATATAGTACATTTATAATAATAATTATATAAATATTTTTATAGATCGTATAATAGTTAAAAACAAGTTATATTTAAAAAGACAAAAATTTATAAGAAATCTTTTATTAGAAGATAAATGCAAAGTATCATTTAAATCTCAAAATTCAAATAATTATACAATAATATTATATGATATTTATGAACTAATGTTATTATCAATAGAATTAAAATTTGGAACAATTTTTAAAAAAATAGAAGAAATAAAATACTATTATAAAGAACAAAAATTACCTGAAGAAGTTTTAGATGACTATGTATCATATATATGTAATATATCAAAGTATTTTACATATTATGAAATAAAATCACGATTTTTAATTGAATTACATAAATTACATTATACAATAAAATTAGTTAAAATATGTTTATTTTCATTATTAAATAGAGTAATTGGAGAAAATAATTATTCAAAAAATTTAAATACAGTACTTAAAAGAAAACAAAATGAATTAATTATCTATTTAATACACGAAAAACATTTATATCCTAAAAATTTTTGTAATAAATTAATAAAAATAAATAATTATTAGTTATTATTTATAAAATATTTAAAACTATTTATTATTACTTTATATGATAAGAAATATGCTAAATTATGATTATACTCAACATATTAAACAATTAGATTATAATTGTATTAGAGGATTTCAATATGAAAAATATGTTTTGAATAAATTACAAGAATATTATGATATTAAAGAAATATATTTATGGAAAAATGTTCCAGATTATTTATTAATAGATAGTGGTATTATTATGAATAGTGATTTAATTCATATTAAAGAAAAATATAAAACAAATAAAAATTTGCGCAATTATAATGTATTATTAGATACGGGTATTGATATTATATGCAAATTACATAATAATGATATAATATTAGTTCAATGTAAAGCATATAACTCTATAATTTCTCAAAAACATTTATCTGGATTTTTTAGAACATTATTAGATTGTTATGTTATCAATCAAAAAAAAAATAATAATTATGATATAACTGGATTAATTGTACATACTAGTGAAATATCACAATTAATTAAAGATAGTTATTCTTATAAAACAAATATAGTTAATGAATTATATATACCATTTATGTGCAAAAATAATAAAAATAAATTGATTAGATATAAAAAAATTAGTGTAATTTTTATGATTAATTTTAATTGTATTGTAATTTATATGTTATATATTTTACACCTATATATTAGCAAATTATGATTTTTTTTATATATTTATTATTGTAATGAATAATAAACTTTTAAATGAATGTGGTTTATCAACTACTTATAATAATGTAAATCATTGTTTCAATGATTCAACACATCATACTTGTTGTTTATTAGGTCCAGAAGCAAGAAAATATGCAGATAATAGCGGAAATCCTATTGGTTCTGCCGCAAAAAAAGCATTTTATTATAAATATGGAAGACACGCAACGGATGAAGATTTAACACCATGGTGTACATGTTTTGGTTCTTTAGTATGTAGTCATTATGCTAATATGTTTAATGATGGTACAAAAATAAAATTTATAAATAATCCAAATATAGAAAACGAAGTAATATATAATGTTAATTCAAAAGAATGCGAAGAATATATTCGTAATCAATTAAATATAAAAAGTCATAATACACCCGGAATAAAACCAGGATATGAAAATGAAAAAAAATGTAATTTTAGTTTATATGAAAATACAAAAAAAATTTAAAAAAAATTTACAGAGTGCTTTTGTTTTATGATATTTTCATATCAAATATAATTAGAGATTGCTGTAAACACTCTAATTATATTATTAAATATAAATAATCATTTTTTTTTTATATTCAATTATAAATTTTTTAATATTCATTTTTGCTATTATATTTTTTAATGTTTTTAACATTATTTTTAATTTTTTCAATTTTTATTAGAATTTTATCAATTTCGATTTCAATATTTTCATTTTCATCTTCATGTTCTTTACAATATAAATCGTCTTTATTATTACAAATTTCAATTTCTTTATCAATAATATCTGTAATAATATTGTTTTTAAATCTATTAGGTACATATCCTTCAGGTGGTTCCCATTTTACTTTTTTATTTTTACGAGGAATATATCCTTCAGGAGGTTCCCATTTATTTTTATTATAAATAGATGCTCTTAATAATGTTAATGAATTTGTTAATACTAGTTTGTTATCAAAAGATGATTTTATTTTTGGTACAAAACACGAATTAATGTTTGGTACAAAACAATTAATTTCAATTAGTAATTGAGTAAATACAAATGTTATTAAATAATAATTCATTAATATATAGTATTATACTAGTCTTTAAATCTTTTTAAATTTTTTATTTAATAAAATTACATAATATTTTGTATTTTTAAGTTGTTTGATTAAATTTAAATTATTTTTAGCATTTTCTAAATTATTCATATTGTTTTTATGTGATATTTTTCTATTGTATAAATAATTATACAAATTATAGTCTAAACAATAATCAATATTATTCATATAATTTAATTTTTTTTGAAATAATAATTTATTTTTTGTTCGTTTAAATAAATTATTATCAATATTAAATTTTTTTAAAATTTTATCGAACATTTTTAAAAAAATATTTAATTTATTTTCTTGACAATAACTTTGAATATGTAATAGTGTTTTTTTACTATCGTTGTTACAATCATTTAAAAAATAAGTAAATGAATATATTATTTTTTTATTATTTCTTAATTTTTCATAAAAAGGTCCTATATCAAAATCAAATAGATAATTTAATATTATTATTAATTCCCAATATTTTTTTGTATATTTTTGAATATCAAATGGTATTATTATATTAATTTCAGTTGATTTTATATCTTTATGAATTTTATAAATTTTATTATTTTTTAATATTTTAGTATTAAAATTTATAGGATATATATTTTTTTCTATTTTTATTTTTTTACTAAAATGTTTTATAATTAATTTTTTATTTTTTTTTATATATTTTTTATTACAATTTATACCCAATATCATATTTTTTGAAAATATATTCTTATAAAAATTATTTATATCTTCTAAAGAACATTTTTCAACATCATTTATTCCATCGTTTATATTGACATTATTTCTTTGATATATATATTTATTTATAGTATTTACAATATGATAATCTTCGTACTGTTTTAATTCTTGTATAACATGTTTTTTTGATAAATCTAAATTTTTTTTTGTTATACATAAATGAAAAATAGTTCTACTTAATAACTTTAGAAAAAATTCTATATCTTTTTGATAACATTTTATTAATATACACATTATTTCATTTTGTGTATTTGCATTAGTCATGTATATTTTTTTACTTAATAATTTTTTAATTTTTTTAATAGTACAATGTTTTTTATTAAAATAATATGCTAATAAATGTTCTAATAAATGGGTGAAATTATTTATTCCACTATACTCATTATAGAATCCGCATTGAAATACAAATTTAATAGAAACAATATCTTTCTTTTTTATTGGAATTATCAAATATTTTATGTTATTACTTAAAATATTACTTTCCATATCTTTTTAAAGAGGATATTAAAAAAAGTACATGTTTGTTAAAATTTAAAAAATTTTAAAATATTATTAATTTTAAAAAATTTTAACAAACATGTACTTTTTTTAATCTTATATCTTTCCCCCTAGTTTCATTTGTATCGAAAAACCTAGGTTTTTAAAAATTACTACCAGCAACAAACAGCAAATTATCTCAATGACAATTACTCGTTCAATGACAACTACTCGGGACAACACAACTACCGCGAACAACAATTCGACATCGAAGAAGAAGATCATTGGCAAGATCCTCTCTCTTTCGGCAACTGATATAGTATATGTTCTTACTCATCTTACCACGATGATTCGGGAAAAAAAAAGAAGGGGGGGGGTTCACCTTTTTTTTATTTTAAAATATAAAAAAATTAAAGATATTATAAAAATTATTTAGATATTTATTTTTAATCATCATAAATATGCCCATAGTCGTCATTATCTAAATCATCAATATTTTGATCATCATTATTACCATTCATAACATAATCATTTTCACCATCATATTCATTTTGTTCTTCATTTAAATCAATATTAGAATCGTCTATTGCACTTTCAATTTTAATACCTATTTTTGATAATTCATTGAAAACTTTTCTTTGTTCTTCGTTTAATTTATCATATAATTCTAACCTTTTATTTTTAAACTCTTCTCTCATTTTATTAATAAAATCTTGATTTTCTTCAAAAGTAGGCATCATTGAATGTTGCAAAGATTTACTTATTTTATCATGTATTTGTTTTGCTATTTTTTTATATTTAAGAGAATTATCTATATCTTCATTAAAAATTAATTGAAGTTTATCGCCTAATACTTGTTCGGTATTAAATGGTAATGATAATATTTTAACAGATATATAACATTTTGCACGAATTATATCAGTTATATTATCAGTATCATATATTTCATCTAATTCTTTATATTTACTAATCATATAATTGCAATATTCAATAGATTTATATAAAATACTATCTTTTTCTTCTTCTTCATAATAACTTTTTGATAATATTCTAATAACAATATTATTAATTTGTTTAAAATTTATTTTTGTTATATGTTCGGTTAAGTGTTTTGTTAAATTTGATTTATTATTTCCAATTGTTTCTAAATAATTTTTTAAATTAATTTTAATCATTTTAATATATTCACCACTTCCATTTGATATTATGTTTTCATATTTTTCAGTTATAAACAAATTTCCATTTTTTTCTTTTTTTAACCAACCATCGTAATTATTTTGTTCAATTTTTTCATATATATTATGTTTTAAATTATGTAAATCAAATTCAATATCATCTATTTGTTCATCAATTGATTCCATTTTTTTTACAGGTAAATAATAAAAATTTTTTTTTATTATTTGCTTATTTTTTGAAAAATATGTTTTTGCAGCAATTAAATCCTTTCTTTTATCTTTTAAATCATTATAACTAATAAAATCTTTATTTAATTGTTGTAAACAACAACCTAATAAATATTTATGTATTCTATTATAATTTATACCAGGCATATAGATAAGAGCTTTTACATAGTTTTCCAACATTTTGTTTTTCATTTCATATGTTTTTGTTGTTTTAAATTTATTTAAATTATCAACTAGTTCTAATTGATATATTTTACCTTTATTTTTATTAATTGTATTTAATTTTGCATTTTCACTTTCCTTAATTAAATTTTTTAAAATATCATTGTATTTATTATCGATTAAATCTGTTATTATTTTAATTATTTTCAAATCAATATTATATATTTCATATTCTTCATTATCTTCAAAAACACTATTTATAATATCACATAAATATATTGTTACCCCAACTTTTTTGCTTTTATTTATAGGAAATCCAAAATCATCCCATAAATGAATATAATTATAATTATAATTATGTATATGAATATTGTTAATTATATCACTTTGTATTTCTAAAATCCATATTGCAATAGAATTCATAAATATATTTATAACAGTATTTAAATATTCTAAATTAATATTTAGAATTATATCTAATATTTTATCAGTTAATACAAAATCACTTGATATTATTTGTTTGATTACTTCTGAATTTTTTATTATTTTTGTATAATTTATTTTACTTATATCTTCAATTATTTTATCAGATATTGTATCATCGACTTCATTTATTTTTTTCTTTATTTCATGATATTTTGTTGGTAGATAACTAAAGTCACTATATAATTTATTTATAATACTTTCATAATTTAATGTTAATTTTGAACTTTCTTCAACTTTACTTAATAAAGGTAATACAAATTTAATATATTCTTTAAAACCTAATGCATATATATATTTATCAATTTCTATATATTTATCAAAAATATTTTGATTATATTCATAAAAATTTAATTCTAAATCTTTTATATTATCAATATCATCTTTATTATCATGATCATAATAATCTTCATTTACATTTTTAACATAATTATAATCTTTAATATTATTACCTACTTTGATTTCAGTTAATTCTTTTGATATATTAATAAATTTTAATACATTACCATAGTACATTGGATTATCAATATTGATTTTATCGAATTTATTTTTTTCAATATTAAATAGTTCTTCTATTTTATCCAAATCATTATTGCTGTAATTTTTGATATTCTCTATTGCATTTGTAATTCTTTGTGATTCTACTATATTTCTTAAATTTTCTATAATAATATCAATATCTACATCTTTATTATGAATAGCATTTATAATATCATAAATATTATTATATAATAATTCGGATTCGTCTAAACCAGATTTATAATCTTCCAATTTAGAAATAATTGAAAAATGTTCATTATTCATATCGTCATTAAATTTCAATAATTTAAATATATTTATTAATTTATTATAAAAATTTGTTTTATTATTAATAAAATTTACACTTTTTATTCTTACGGTCTTAAATTTATAATCGTCTTTTTTAATATTAGTTACTTTATCTAAAAACTTTTTTACTAACTCAGCGTCTTTTATATCTATGTTATCATATTTATAATCGTATTTATTTAAAATATTTGTTAATAATTCGTAATCTATTGTTTCATTATTATTTATAGTTTCTATATCTAAATCATCTAATATTTCTTCAATATTTGGCTTGCATTTTTTTAAATCTGTTAAAATATCTGTCGTAGTTTCTACCTTTTTAAATATTGTTCTATTATTTAAATGTCCTAATATTTTATCACTCAATTTATCCGTATAAATTGATTTAGGTGTTTCATAATATATATCATTAATTGGTATATTTGTTTTATTATAAGGATTTAAAATATAATCTGCTGTATCATTATTAATTCTTATTTTTGTTCTATAATATGGTTTGAATCGTACATTTTTAGATTGTTCTAAATATTCTATTGCAAAAAATAGTTTATTTTTTTCGTCTTCTGCTAATTTAATATCGGTAATTCTATTTATTTTTTTAAAACTATTTATAAATTCTAATAATCCATTATGACCTAATTCTTCATCTTCATAATAAGTTTTTTTTATTGCTTGTGATATTAATACATAGTTAGTTGTATCTATTTCTTTTTTATCTGTAAGACTATAAAACAGATCTAAAAATTTATTTGATTTATTTGCATTTTTAAAAATTTCATATAATTCACTATATATTTCTTTAGATGTTAATGATATAAAATCTGGATTAATTTCAATTAATTCCTCAAATGTTAATAATTCATAATATTCAATATCTGGCAATTCTTCATCTAGATATATTACTTCTTCTTTATCTATTTGTTCGATTTCTTCCATATCTTAATTAAATAAATGAAAAAAAATAAGATTAAATATTCTTTAACTAAATTTACTTTTTCTCTACAAAAATATTCCATTCAGTTTTAATATCTTGTAATTTATCTATGATTAATAAACAATTTGTTTGTAAAAAATCTTTATAAATACTTTCATCAGTTTGATTTTCTAATGTAATTTGAATTTCTAGTAAATTTTTTAAAGGATGTGGACAAATATATCCACAATATTTACAACTAATATTTTCCATTATAGTATCATTATTTCTTACATATTTATCATGAATAAATGACTGAATTACATTACCTAATGTATCGTCTTCATTATCTATAATGAATTTATATGTATTTTCTAATACTTTTATTAATTTAACTTCTTCGGTTGATTTAATATTTGTTATTAAATTATTTATTTTATTAATTAAAATTTCAATTGCTTTATTTATTAAATATTTTGGCGTAATATATTTATTAATTGGTTCTATTTCAAATTGAAATGCATTTGGATCTCCATACTTATTTACATAATATTGTCTTTCTTTATCTAAAATTGACATTTCTTTTGTAATCTTGCTCTTATCTACAATATATGAAAATGTACATAAAGAAACCGGGTTAAATGATGCATTATATTTGCTATTTCTTTTAACAACACTTGCTTTAAAGTGTAAATATTCTTTTTCTCTTAATCTTGTAATTAAAATATGATCATTTGATATCATATTTGGATAAAACATTTCTCTTAATTCTTTTTTATCAATTTCTTTTTCATTTCTTTTAACAATTATATCCTCCGTTGTAACATTTTTAAATATATTAGTTGTATTATTTACATTTAATTCTAAAGTAATTGAATTATCTACATAATTATCTACTTCGCTCTCTTTTAAACAAATTGGTATTAGACCAATGCGATGTATTAAAAATTCATTATGTAGAGGACCATTGCTCGAAATAATTTCAATTGTTGGTTCATTTTCACCGATCATTCCAGGAATTTCAATTTCTGATAGAATAATTCTTCTAATAGAATTAATCATTGCCAAATCAATGTCATAAATTTCAAAAGTATATCTATTTGTAGGATTTTTTGGATCAAATATATAATTTTTAAACATTGTGTTATCTAATTTTATTTAATAATTTAAATTAATAAATCATTTTTTTATATAATAATATTATTTAAAAAATGATTTTATTAATAATATTATTATTAATATGAAAAATAATACTGAAATAGTTATTACAAAGTTTAATACTAATGTTGATGTTTCTAAAAAATATAATGTAACACAATTAATTAATTTATTATCAAAAATATATGAAAATAATATTAAAAAAAATAAATTAACTCACGAAATACCACTATTATTTAGAGAAAATGATATAAAAAAAAAATGATATTATTATTAACATTATTAATTAATATAATTCAATGTTCTTATTATCGTATTTTTTTGGAAACATAAATAGTATTGACTACAAGACCATTAATGGTTTTGATAATTATTTTATTTATTCAAAAACGGACAATAATGCAATTGCTTTAGAAACTACAAATAATATATTTTTAGATTTATTTACAAATATTATTAGAGATTATGAATATCAAGAATTGGATAATTTATTATATAAATGTATGCAAAAAGATCCATATAAAACAATCGCTATTATTTTTAATGCTAGAGATAGAATTGATGGAAAAAAAGAAAAAAAAATAAGTAATGATGCATATTGTTGGTTAAAATTAAATCAATATGAAAAAACTTATGAATGTAATATTAAAAATTATATTAACAAATATGGTTCTTGGAAAGATGTATTATATTTTATGAGTAAAATTTTTAAAAATAGAACTTATAATGATATATTTGAAAGTAAATTATTTGCAGAAAAATTAATTGAAGACAAAATCAATTATGATAATAATGAATCGGTATCACTTTGTGCAAAATGGTGTCCTGGTGAAAAAAGTAAATATCAAAAAAAATATAATATCTATAATAAAATTATGTATAATATTTTAGATTTAACAAATAAAGCAGATATTAAAAATAAGAATGAATATTTTAGAAAAAATTATTTAACACCTCTTAGAAATAAAATTGATATTGTTGAAACAAAAATGTGTAAAACAGATTGGAAAAATATAAATTATGAAAATGTTCCAAGTATTGCTAGTAAAAAATATAAAAATGCATTTATGAAAAATGATCAAGAAAGATATATGCACTATTTAACTAATGTTTCAAAAGGTATACAAAAAATTAATGTAACTGGTATTTTACCTCATGAACTTGTAAATTATTATTTAGAAGATAAAAATAGAGAACTTGATTTAACTATTGAAAATCAATGGAAAACTATTTTAGATAATATGAAAAAAGGTGAATTGTTTAATGAATTAATTGCTGTAGTTGATGTATCAGGTTCAATGTTTAGTGCATCAAATGGTAGTATTCCCGCACAAGTTGCTATTGCTCTAGGATTACTAATTTGTAATTGTTGCACGGGTCTATTCAAAAATACAGTTATTACATTTCATTCTACACCAAGTTTTCATAAAGTTACTGGTACTACACTAAAAGAACAAGTAGATTCGATTAGAAGTGCTGATTGGGGATATAATACAAATTTTGAAAAAATTGCAGATTTAATAATTGATTATGGTAAAGATAATAAACTTGAAAACAATGAGATACCAAAAAAACTTGTTGTATTATCTGATATGCAATTTGACGAAGCAGTTAGAGAAGATTATGATAGTGATAAAAATGAATTAGAATTATTATATAATACATTTAGTAATAAATTTATAAAAAATAATTATGATGTTCCCAAAATGATTTATTGGAATTTAAATGCTGATAATAGTAAATCATTTCCGGTTAATGCTAAAGTTAAAAATACAGCAATTATTTCTGGATTTTCAGAACAATTACTTAAAATATTTATGACATATGACGAATTTTCTCCTGAAATTATTTTAGATAGTATTTTAGAAAAATATATTAAAGAAGTTTATATTCATCCTGATGAAATTTAGATATATTATATAACTTCATTCCAATCAAATTCTTCTGGTTTGAAAACATATTTATCTTGATATTCTTTCTTTTCTTTTTTTTTAAATAATGGGTTAGTACTATCCATCCAATATTTATTAACAACATTTTTCCCTGATAAAATAGAATTATTATATATAGGTAATTTATATTTATCATATAAATTACCTATTTCAATATCTTTATTATTTTCATTATTTTTCTTTTTATTAACTATATTTTTAATATATGACATAAATTATATATATAAAAAAAATGATATTTATTATTAATATAGAAATAAAATGAATACAGAATTATTTATACCTATTAAATTTGTTTCAAATATTAATTTAAGACCTTTTGAAATTAATGAGAAAATAGAAGATGTTTTTTTGAAAAAAATTAAAGATAAATATGAAGGTTTATGTACCAAACATGGTTATATTAAAAAAAATAGTATTAAAATAATAAAAAGATCTATTGGTAATATTCTTCAAGAACATTTTAATTCTACAATTAATTATAATTTTCAATGTACTGCTGAAATTTTTAATCCCACAAAAGGTTCTATAATTAAAGCAATTGTTCAAAATAAAAATGAAATGGGAATTCTTGCAAAAAGTTTTTATGAGAATGATGCAATTTTAGAAGTTATTATACCAAAAATTTCAGCAGGAATTAAATCAGATATTGATTTAACAGAATTAAACATTGGGGATGAAGTATTTGTTGAAATTTATGGTAAAAAGTTTATTTTATACGATAAATTTATTTCAATTATTGGAAAGGCAATTAATAAAGATAATCTTGATATTAATAACGAAACTGGTTTTATGGAAGAAGAAGAAGATGAAGACAAAGAAGATAAATTAGACGAAGATTTTGATCTAATTAATAATCCTCTTTTAGAGGAAAATAAAAACGAAAACGAAGAAGAAGATGATGAAGATGAAGAAGAAGATGAAGATGAAGATGAAGAAGAAGATGATATAGAAGAAGATGATGATATTATCGATGATGAATATGACGATATTGAAGAAACATTATTTGATGATTAAATTGATATAAAATTATTTTAATATTATTAACAATGAGTAAAAAAAATAATGAAAATAACAAAATAAATTTATGCAAAAAAATACAAAATGATATTACCTTATTATCACAAAACGAATTAAATGAAATTTTTAAAATTTTATTTAATAATGATAGTAAATATACACAAAATAATAACGGTATTTTTGTAAATTTAAATTGGTTAGAATATGATATAATTCTTCAAATAAATAATTATATTGATTTTTGTATTAAATCGCACAAAGAAATAAAAAAACATGAAATTATGAAAAATATGTATAATGAAAATTTAAATAAAAAAAAAATGGAAGTTGATGATATTATAGGTAACCATGATTCTAAAGAAGTAGTTCCTGAAAATAATGTAAAAGTTCAAAAAATTTCTTCTAGTATGAAATTTTATCTTTTTAAAAAAAAATTCCAAAAAAAAATTCCACAAACTTTCAATTATACTAATGTATTATCACATGAAAATTTTTTATTAAAAAAAAATGATATATGACTTTTAATTATTTATAATTAAAATGTATGATTTATTATTAAAAAATATTGACAATACTGAAAACAATAGTGTTGAATGGAAATATGATAATTATGAATATATATATATTAATCATTGTCAATATTATTTAAATCAAGAAACAATAGAAACGCCTCAAAAAATAGAAACGCCTCAAAAAATAGAAACGCCTCAAAAAATAGAAACACCTCAAAAAACAGAAACATCTCAAAAAACAGAAACGCCTCAAAAAATAGAAACACCTCAAAAA